ATGGTTAACGTTCACACACTAATTTATAGACGAGGGAAGGTTTGTCAATAAACTGTAAACCTCATCAACTACCGTTTTATTATCACGCAATCTATCTGGTATATATGGTAATAAATCTTCAACGGATAAATTATCTAATTTGTTTCTTATGTCTGATGCGCTTAACGGTGTATCTCCACCAACAGTCGAAAATACATCGATATCAAACTCTACACCTTCTGGTGCATACTTAGCAGCATTTTTATATCTTGCTGCATCCTCACCTTTACCACCAACACCTAAAATAACTTTATCACCAGGTTGTGTTCTTTCTGCAAAATAATCATAAACAAATTTTACCGGAGCAGGGTCTGTTAAAAAGGTTATATTTCTAACATTTTCATTTTCAGCGTATATTTCAAATATTTTCTTAGCAGTTTCTGCAGGTATATATTTTCCTGAATCTGTGGTTCTAATACTTTTTGGATTTTGTGGTTCGCTAATAACAACAATTACTCTGTCTGCTTTATCAGCGTAATTTTTAAACATTTCAAAATGCCCTTTATGTGGTGGTTTAAAACTACCCGGAACTAAAGCAACAGTTCTAAAGTTTACGTCTTTATCTGGTATATCTTGTTCACCTAAAAAGAACTGTTTAAATGTCTTCATCCTACATTATTTAAGCCTTTGTAGTATTGCTTATACCGATGCTTAAATCTCTTGTCAAAGAGTTTAAGGAATTCCTGAATATAATCAACAAACATTTCACCCCTTGCTCCTCTAGCTATATGTTCGGGATTAGCAGCTTCTTTGAAAATAGCAAAATCTGGAATTAATGGGAGATAATTCAACCAATCTTCTAAGTCTTCACCAAAAAGCATATCATATAAAAAGAATTCTATATTATAAAACTTTTGTAGAAGGTTAATAAAGAATTGATATCTTATCATCTTCATAGTTCTTTTGTCGTTATCATAGACATGGTCCATATATTCTTCATATGCTAATTCTATAGCCTTTTTAGTTTGTTTTCTTTCTTCGTCTGTCGGTGCTAATGAATATGGTATCTGTTTCCAATATCTTGTTCTCCATAAGTGAATATTATTGTTTTGAATTATATTATCTGGAGCTCTAGTTATCTTTATAGACGGTACCCCATTAACACTAAACTCTGAATCTCTTATTGTTGAAAAGACCAACCCATCTAACGAAATACCTATTCCTTTTTTATCTAATATTAAATCTGTTAAATTTTGATTTTCATATGTAATGTAATCAACGCTTAATTTCCTGCTTTTATTAATAGCATCAAAAACAATAGGCCTATTACTTGTGCTAGCACCACCATAAAAAACAACCCTACCTGATTTAAGTTTCTTTTTTGCTTTTTTTCTTTTTTCAATTTGCATTTCCGGGGTTTGGTGTCTTAAAGCGTATAGTTTATGAAAACTCTCACACAAAAATCCTTGTTTACAAAATTTCATTTTATTAAACTTAGGAAAATACTTTTCGTCGCTTTCCGGTACGGCATGTCCAATAGTATGAAAAACCATATGATTATAATCACAATCGTCAGTGTACATCCATGGTGGTTCTACATATATTTCTCCATGATAAAAATTTTCTTCTTTTTGAAAGTATACTATTATATTAGTTTCATTGAAACCATATTCTCTTAATTCTGATTCTATTTTCCCTTTAAAATGAGGGTAGGTACCGTTAACATAACATTCCGGTATTACAATTTGTTTTGGTTTTAGTTTTTCTATCTCTTTAAAAAAGAAATACCAATCAATATCATGAATTTTACCACCTAGCTCAGGTGAAATATAACCACCTATTTTATGTTCATAAACTATAGGGCCTTCTTCAGTTAAAAGATAAACTGTATCGTAATTGAATATAGTACAATCCGGTGAATGAAACTCACCCACTCTTGGGTGATATTTGACGAACCCCATGTTATTAGTTATTGTTAACTACGAGCATTACCACCGGTGGCTCGACCAGGTCCAGGATATTTAGCATAAGGGGTACCACCTGGGTCTTTAGAACTTGCTGCATAATTGATAGCTTGAGCGTTTGGATATTCCATTCTACCATTACCATAATTTACACTTGGTGCTGATTGATCATCTTCGTCTGTAGATCTAAATCTACTAGTCATTCCATCTATAATAAATTTACCCGTTATTTTATACATCGGAGATCCTGGTAGTCTTGGATCTTGCACTACAATACCTTCATGATCATTAGCAGCGCCTAAAACTGATTTATAATTTGATAAAAGTTCATCTCCTAATTTAATAGTTGCATGATAGAGCAATGCACCGTCAACTGCTTGTTGTATATCAGACTCTGAATAGTATTGATCTAAAGGTTGTTCACTTAAAACATTAAGATAATTTTGCTTACTTACTGCTCCAATTCTTTTACCTTCATTAGTGGTTAACATATAACCAAAAGGATTAGTTGCATCACCTAACCAAGTACCTAAAGGTTGGGTCATATCTTCCTCGTTTGTAAAATTTATAGTAAATGGCTCAGATAATATCTTTTTAAAATTTGGATGACCAGTAGACTCTACATCAGCTCTTGTAATAACATCAAACTTATAAGTTTCTGCAATTGGTTCTACTATCTTAGCAAGTTCATCAAGTGCTTCTTGGCTATATTCTACTGGTTTAGAAGAGCCTTTTTCTAATTGTTCTTTTCCAGTGATTTGATTAACTGTAGTTTGTCTTTGTAGACCGGGTCTTACTAATTCACCTTGTCTATTATATTTTTCTAAAAATTGATTTATGCCGTGTAAAGCTAAGAAGTCCTGATCACCATAATCAATAACGTTTGTGTGACCTTGAACAAATTCTGCGTTAATAAATTTTGTTGGATCATTCCATAAACCTAATTCTTCTAACTGTGGTCTTATAAGAGGTATGGCTTCATTGAAAATGCTTAAAATTATTCTACCACTGTTAACCATACCATGAGGTGTACCATCTTTTGTAACAAACCTATCTTGTAATCTATCAACAGTTACACCATTAACATCTAATTCAGACATCGAACCTCTATCTAAAGCAAATTGTTTTTGTCCTTGCTCATTTTCAATTACTTTTATACTTACATTTGTTCCATCGATCTTTATTGCGCCACCGTCTTTGTTTAATACATCAACTGTGTCATCAAACTTTTTTATTAAATCGTTTCCTGTTTTTACATCTGGTAGATCAAACGGGTGTGCCATATGGCCGGCGGCACCGCCTTCGTTTAAAAGAATATTACTTCTATAACTTTCAAATATTATTTCATGTTCGAAGTAGCTCATGCTTTTAGTGATAGTGGTATTCCTTTCGACATTTGATCATCGAGTCCAAGAGATATTCCTAACTTCGACCCTAGGGCGCCTATTTCTTCAAAGATTGAAGGGATATCTTCTACTAAATTATTTGTAAATTGGAAGGTATAACAGTTAAGAGTTTTGTCGTTCATATAGACAAGATAATTAAATTGGTGATGTTGGGCATATGTAGTTAGATGTAAAGTTGCAATTATTTTCTTAAGAGTGTTTTGATCATTATCGTACATTAATTTTTCAATTGCATCATCTTGTAATATCGAATTAAGAGCGGTTTTAACATCGTTCATACTACCATCACTTAAATCATGATTAACCATAAGAGTTAAAGAATCAATGTATTCATCTCTAGACAAACCATAATCATTTAGATAACCATTTTGAACTACTTGATTCCAAGTTGGATTATCCTTTTTAGTTAATACTCTATTATCTTTTGCATCGATATAATTTTGTAGAGTATCAACATACTTGTTTAAATGATTTTCTATAGAAGTAGCGGTTCTTTTATCATATCGTTTTGGATCATATAAATCATTTTGTATTTTTGATACAAATCTCATTAATGATTCTTGATGCATGTTATTTCTAGTATCAGATATAGCGCCTATAGATTCTATTGCACCTTGAAGTTGGTCATCAAATTGATCAATACCTTGATTATGCAATTTATCAATCAGTTTGTTGATTGGTGTTAATAATTTTTCTCTTGCACTTATAACCTTTTTATGAGCTGATTGAATGCCTTGTCCTGTATGAATTGATTTGTTGCCTTTATCTAATATAAATTCTGGTAATTTTGTCCTTGCTGCAAAAGCTCTATCTTGAGAACCTGGTCTTCCATCAAGACCCTTTAATTCTACTTCACCTAGTGATGGAAAATCCAAATCACCTGATTCACCTTTTTTACCATTTGAAAACATTGTCATTAGTAATTCACCTTTACCAACACCAACATTGTTTATTTTGAAACTATAATCATACAAGCGGGTTATTAGTTTATTGACATCAGAGAAACATGTACCAACTATAGGAGTTAATACATCACCTAAATTCCAAATACCTGCGTCACCAATTTGTGAACCGGTCTCTTGAATTGCATTTTCAAGTTGTGGTAACCCAATATTATTTGCTTTATCAGTAGCCAGTAAGTTTACTGCCTCGGCATTTGCATCTGAAGTATTATAAATGATATGATTTACTGTTTCTAATAGCTGTGGATACTCTTTGTTGCTTTCATCCCATTTTGATACTCTTAAAATAGTATCCACATCTTTTGTCCAACTGTCGGTGCCTTTACCTGAAATTTGTCTTTTTAAAACCTTAAAATAAGCATCGTCTACTGTACCAATTTTTTCTGGATCACCAACACCATCTACGTCAGCAAATATAGCAACATTTTCTCTGATAGTGCGTCTTGGTACTTTGGGTACCGGTTTATAAGCCACGGTGCTATAAACTTCATCAAGTGGTATATATTTTTTCATTAATAGTTAATTTCAGGATCGTCAGTATATGTGTTCAAGTAAGTTCTTATTTTTGATAACATTTCCCGCCCGTTATTTTCATTAATTTCCGTATCAAGCAATTCTGGGGGTATAGTACCTTCAGTCGGGTTAACGACTAAAGCTTTCAAAATTAAACGAATGAGTTCAACTTCACCTTCTGAGGTGAGTTTTTGAAATTCTGGTTCTGGTTCTGTAATAGTTTCTGTTTGTTGGACATCTACTACTTCTTCACCAGGTACAGGTGCTAGGGGTGGTTCCATTGGAGGTACCTGCTCGTTTAACACACCGTGTTTGTTTTTTATTAATTTGAAAAATTTACTTCTTAATGTAATCATGACAATTTACTTGTTACGTCCCTTATTTTATTAACTACTTTACCATGAAGATCTTGAGTTGCTTGAGCAACTTCAGGTGACTTTAATTGCTTTCCTAAAGATAACGCCTTTTGTAAATCAGATGTATTTACGTCATCAAAAGCTTCATTTCCAGCTTCAGTTTCATCAGTTCCACCTTCCATGTCTTCATATTCTTCATCAGCACCACCTAATTCCGGTGTTTGAATACCTGCTTCTCTTGCTAATGCCGCAAGTTCCATGTAGTTATCATGATAGATTCTCATTAGTTGTTCATTTTCACCGTATGAAGTGCTTCCTAAAGCATCATACGCTACTTTGATTGCTCTTTTTAAAACATCTGCCGGAACTTGAACATGACCTGTTTCTTCTGATACAAGATATGTATTATAACCTTCTCGTATTGCGTGATCGAACTTCATTTTATATATTTATTTGAAAATCAATTGTTTTGTCTTGATATTGTCGAAATATTCGTTTGAAAGAAAATTTAATTCGTATTTAGTTGCAAATTTTTTAACCTTTTCAAATGTAAAGCTTTCTATTTTAAATTTGGATAGTGTTGAATTGATTTTCATAACAGTACCTTTAGCTCTTCCATCGTTTAACTTTACAAGCTCTTTAAAGTAAGGTAAGCTTCTCATTGATATCACAACCTTTATAGGCAAAACACTTCTCAATTTCAATAACAATTTTGTAAGAATATCTAGATAGCTTTTTTCACTAACGTAATTCAATATTTCACTTTCATAAAACTGAGTATTATTAAAGAAAACTATTACTTTATTATTGGTTTTAATTCTATTGATATAATCTACTGTACCTTTAATAGAATGATGAAAGAATAATTTTTTAATATCTTTATTTTGAAATCCTTTTTCTTTAAATGTATCGATCAATAAGCTATTGTGAATTTCATCTAATAAATCTTTATCAAACTTTTTATGAATGTCTTGAAAGTCGATAAGAGTTATATTGTATTGTGAAAGAGTAAATCTCACTCAAACATTATAAATTGTAGATTGTAAATTATCAACTCTTTTTTATTTTACCCAATCTTAAGTTAATTATACCGTTGTAATAACCTTCATTTAATAACACATCATGATCAAATTGCATTTTGGCTTCATAATAAGCTAGCTCACTCTTGCTTTGACAAAATCTTATTATTTCAAATTTAAACTTATTTTTTCCCAATGTATTAATATCATCGTTTAATTTATCTGAAGAACCTGTATATGTTTTCCAATCTGTTTCTTTTACAACGTGCCTTTTATTTTTTCTACCCTTAAGAGGAGGACGTTTGAGAATTGTAGTTGCTTGTTTCTTACCGATGTATTTTCTTCCGTTTGTTGTATTTGTAATCAGGTAAATAAAACCGTAGAATGTGTCGGGTATCTCTTTCTCTTCGAGATTATAAGTCCAATGACCGTAGTTATCCACCAAATAATTTATTTCTTTTTGGATTTTCTTCTACTCTTTTTCTTTTTCTTTTTTTTCTTTTTTGATACACCGGCTCTTCTTTGCATTGCACCAAGAGCAAAAGGTCTTCTAGAATCACCAGGAGCATATAAACCTGGACCAGAAAAATGAGATTGATCCCAACTACCTAACACACCACCAGAGCCAGCGACGTTACCACCATCTTCTTCTGATAATAAAGCTCTTAAAAATGCGTTTTGGTAGATTGACATTAGCTGTTTTAAGTAATAATATTTAATAGATGTCTGAAATTATACAAAAGTACCAAGAAGAACTTAATCAGCATTTGGTAATAGATGAATTTACCTTAAAAGACGTACAATTACAACTTCCCGGTAGGAGACATATTTGGGTTGGCCGATTAATGAGACATAAACATGAAGTAAACCAACTAAAGAAACAAAAAATTGCAAGTCTTACAGATTTAACGGGTAAAATACAAGAACAAAGTAATGTAAGATTATCTACACCGGCTGCTGAAAAAGTTGCTGAAAATTCCGAAATAATAAAGAAAATAAATAGCAATATACAAGAACAATATCTAGTAATTGAATATCTTGAAAAAGTAGAAAAAATTATGGGGTCGATCGGGTTTGATATAAGAAATATCATAGAAATACAAAAACTTGAAACACAATGATTGATATAAGATTAATACTATTTGATATCGACGGTGTTTTAACGGATGGTACGGCTGCATACAATGAAAAAGGTGAAGTTATATCCAAAAGCTACAATCAAAAGGATATTACAGCTTTAAGACGGTTTCAAAATGAGTTAGCAATTACTACAGCTTTATTTTCTGGTAGTTTAGACATTAATCCAGCATTTGCCGAAAGAAGAAAGTTTGATTTCATTAGTGTAAGACATAGATTTGGTGAAAACAAGTCTGGCAAGTTAAATGATATATGTTTTGACTATAATACACCTAAATCACAAGTAGCATTTGTAGGTGATGATGTTCAAGACTTGGATATAATGAAAGAAGTTGGGTATGCTTTTTGTCCTAAAGATGCTATTCCAGAAGTACAAAAAATATCATGTGTTTTACCTGTAAATGGCGGTTGTGGTGTTGCTGCTCACTTATTTGAATATATTAATAACTCGACTAACTAATAAAGAATGAATGTTGTTATTCCAATGGCTGGCAAGTCAACAGCTTTTAAAGAAGCTGGAATTAAAACACCCAAACCTTTTCTTGATATAAAAGGAAAAACTATGGTTCAACGGGCTTATGAAAGTATTGGTATAGATGCTAACTACTATTTTATAATTTTAAGAGAACACGAAGAAGAATACGGTGCGTATGACTTGATTCATAAGTTTTGTCCTGAAGCTAAAGTGTTATATGTTGAAGAAGTTACAAGTGGACCGGCGGAAACGCTTTTTGTCAGTAAAAAATTTATTCCTAACAATGAACCTATGATACAAACTAACGTGGATCAGATTCTAAATTGGGAACCTAATCGATTTATAAAATATATTAAAAAAGAAAAGCCTGATAGCGCGGTAGTAACAAAATATACGGTAGATCCTCATTATAGTTTTATAAGAGTTGATCAATTTAATAACGGAAATTTACTAAAAGAAAAAGAAGTGTGCTCTTGTCATGGGTTAATTGGTACGCATTACTGGAAAAAAGCTAAATACTTTTTTGATTCTTTTCTTGGAGCTAAAAAGAAAGGATATAGATATAATGACGAAATTTACGTTTCGTTGACTTTTAACGATCTAATAGATCGTGGTTTAACAGTTAAAAATTATTGTTTAAAACAACATGAAATACAACATGTTATAGGAAGCCCGGATGAACTTAAAATATATGAAGGGAAACTTTGATTGTTCGATACTTGTTTTAAGTTCTGATGCATATCAGCCAATACTTAGGATATGGGACTTTTATCATCAGAAAAACTGGAAATGTCCCTACAACGTTTATACCGTTTCAAATAAAAAACACTATGAAAGTAAAAATATAGAATGTATTGTTACGGGTGTTAAGTGGGATGAAAACGCTTCCCATTTTAAACCTATGGTACTACAAGGTCTTAAAAGAATTACCACCAAATATGTGCTGTTTATGGTGGAAGATCAAATAATAGTTAATCCAGTTATCTCAGAAAATTTTTACCACGCTCTAAATTTCATGGAACGTAATGATATCACCAAGCTTCGTTGTTTATCAATGCCTGAACCAGACTTACCACTAGAAGGTAGCCCTGAAGGACCAATAACCAATGAAAATTTTGGAATGATATCTAAAAATAACGAATATAGAAATTCATTACAAGCAGCAATATGGAACAAAGAAAGAATTACCGAACTTTTAAACAGTACTGAGGGTGATTATTCAGGGTGGCATTTAGAAACAGATAAAACCTTAAAAAAATACTCTAGAAAATGGAAATATGTTGCTTGTCGACAAGGTAAAGGTGGTACATTGTTAACTAGAAACGAAGGACAAACAGATTCCCCGTTGTTACAATATGTAGAACTAGTAAGATGGGGTAAATTAGACAGGCTTTACTATGATTACTTCAAAGAAATGTTTGAAAAAGATGGAATAGACATTTCCTCTAAGGAATATGAACCATTTGGAGGTAATTTAACTAAGGAAGATCTACCAGAATAGATTAAATAAGTGTCATGAATACTATTAGAAGGATTGGCGTATGGTCCTGTGCAAAGGTATACGCAGTATGTGGATTATTAACAGGAGGCCTTTTAGGGGGTATAATAATTTTACTTACTATAATTGGCGGGGCGTTCGATACGTCCGGGTTAACCGGGATGTCTGCTGGAACAGGTATCGCAGGTGCTCTAATGGCAACAGGATTTATGATTGTTGCCTATGGTATCGGCGGTTTAGTAGTTGGTGTTTTCACAGCCTTATTTGGTAATTTAGCCCTTAAATTATGCGGTGGGTTGGAAATAAAAATTGACGCTCCTTAAGAAAAACAGGGAGTTTACATTAAATATATAGCAATGAAAAAACTACATAAAGTCGGGGTACTGTCATTAGCAAACATACTAGCGTTGCTAGGGGCATTAACAGGAGCAATTAAGGTCGCGGTTTTTCCAGTATTAGCTTTAGTAGCTGGTGGTGGTTTAGGTGATCTTGATGCTGCAATAAACACAATCGGGGAATCCGTTACAGCTAACATCAAAGATGTTATATCATTTGCTGTTGCAGGGTGGCTCGGTGGAGCAGTTTATGGATATCTCATAAACATAGTATTGGGTTGGCGTGATGGATTAGATGTAGAAGTTAAGTAACTTTATCAATTATTTGATGCACGTTATCCCAGGACACCCTGTCTATTATTAGGCAGGGTTGTTTTTTCTCAGTAACCGAAATTCTATAGCCATACACTTCTTCATGAGGACATACTATTTCATTTACAAAATCCCACAAATGCGTTCTTTTTAACCAGTGAAAATACATGTCTTTGTTTTCTCTTTTAGCTTCTAAAATAAATTCTTGTTGCGAAACTAATAGAAGGGCTCTTAGCGCACCGCTTTCGGAAGGTGGTTCAACTATCCCTTCGAAGAATATAAAGGGTACCATTTAAATATTTATCTTGAAAAATCTAGTTAATTTCATATAATTAAAACAATGGCAATTTTCAATTACGATAAACGTAAACGCCAGGCAGTATTAAAATCCGAAAATATAAATTTCATAAGAGAACATTTCTCTTTCGAAAATGAAGGAGCACGATTTGCTAGAAGGTATGGAAGATATATGCCTGCTAGAACATATGTAATAACACCTGCGGGAAAATATGAAGTTGGATTAACAGCTAATATAATACAGTTTATTAAGAAGGAATTCCCATCAGAAAAAATTCAATTAGAAGAATCACTTATTAATGCAATCAAACCTCAAATGCAGTTTGGTGATAATGGAAAGTTAAGCTTAGAATTAAGGGATTATCAAAAAGAAATTGTAGTAGAGTGTTTAGATAAAGGCCGTGGTGTTGTAATGTTAGCAACTGCGGGTGGTAAGACACTAACCATGGCAAGTATGCTTGAAAAGCTATATCAAAAATCAAAACAAGATACGTGGAAAGCTCTTATTATTGTTCCTGACTTAGGGCTAGTAAATCAAACGTTTGATGATTTTACCAAATATGAATGTACTTTTTCTTTTGGTAAATGGACCGGAAATATACCCGTTGACATGACTAAAAATGTTATAGTTGCTAATTTAGGTATTTTACAAAGCGATAAAACCGATTTAGAATGGATACAATATATAGATGTTTTAGTGATAGACGAATGTCATAAAGTAAGACGTTCAAATAAAGTAAACAAAATAATAAAAAGTATACAAACAGAAAACAAATTTGGGTTTACAGGTACCCTTCCTGATAACAATGCTGATCAATGGAATATTATAGGTAAAATAGGCCCTGTAATATATCAAAAGAAAAGTTACGAGTTAAGAGTAGAAAATTATGTAACGAATGCTGTAGCTCAAGTAGTGAAGCTTCATTACAAAATACAACCTAACTATTCAATTGATATATCAGACCCAGGAGAAAGATATAGACAAGAATTTGAGTTTTTATTTGAAAATCAATTTAGAAATGCTATAATAAAGAAGTTATCTACAGGTGTTAAAAATAATTCGTTAATATTAGTAGATTATATTAAACATGGAGAAGCACTTTTTGAAGAATTAAATAAAAATGATAAAGGTAAAAAAATATACTTTATAAGAGGTGAAGTAGATGTTGAAGAACGTGACAAAGTTAAAAGACTTATTGAGCGGGATAATAATATTATTTGTATTGCTATTAGCAGGATTTTTTCAACTGGCATTAGCATTAATAATCTTCATTACATTATCTTTGCTAGCGGTGGTAAGGCAAAAATTAAAATCCTTCAGTCAATTGGTCGCGGGCTTCGTTTGCACGAAAGCAAAAACAAACTAGTTATAGTCGATATTGCTGACCAGTTAAGATATGGTCAAGCTCATTCAGACAAAAGAATCGACCTTTATACGTCTGAAAATATTAACGTTAAAATATCTGATTTTTATGAGAAATAACTTAGTTGAACTTTATACTAACTATGTTATAATGATACTTAGCCATGCAAGCAAAAAAGCCTAAAAATGGAGTAAAAATTAAACCAAAGAGTAAAGAACATTATGTTAACTCGAAGGAATTTAAAGAAGCAATTGCAAAATATTACACTACAGATGTTTGTAGTGAAGAGTTGGGTGAAATGATTACAAAGATTGCTCATGGTTTAAGTTATGCACCTAACTTTATTAACTACTCTTATAAAGATGAAATGATAGGTGATGCAGTAGTTAAAATGTTCACAGCTTTGTTTAATAAAAAATTTAATTTAGACGCTACTGACTCTAACGGTAAAAAATACAATCCATTTTCATATTTTACCACCATTGCATTTCATGCTTTCATCAACAGAATTAAAAAAGAGAAAAGACATCACGAAGCACTTAATGAGTATAAAGAACGTGTCTATGAAGAGACATTAAACTCAAGCGAAGAAGCAGAACAAAAGGTATATGTCAAACCTGTGAGTGAAGACGATATTTTTGATTAAGCGTAATTTTTAAACTCGTTCCAAATTTTATAGAAACATTTAATGTGTGATCTATCTTCATCACCAAAATCTACAAAACTGGGGTCTCCTTTAATATCATGATTCCATTCCATGAACTCTAAACAAAACTGCTTTCTTAATACGTGATATGCAGAAAGAATAATTTCTTCTGTAAAAAAGTCTGTTGTAGGTGGTTTTGTTTTACATAAAAGTAATAAAGCTTTTTCATAGAATGAAAAGAAGTCTTTAAACTCTGAAGGGTGGATTCCCATCACACCACCAATTACTTGATCTTTAATTGCACTATCTTCTTCCGACAATCCATATTCTTTTTGAAGAAAGGTTTGTAATACTTTTACATGGTGTGCATTATACCACAAGTTACCATGTTTAACTCCAATATATTTGTGTTCGTCAATTAAATTGTTTATACCTTCCCCTATCTTAGGTGTATACATGTTCTTTTTATTATAAGGGTAATAAATTTTCTTGTTAAAGAAATTATTAATCTCTACTCCACCCATACTCTTTGGGTTTAACCCCCAATGCGTTATTCCCGAATCTACCCATAAAAAGTTTTCTGTATCATACGGGTTTTCTTCAGCTACTTCTTTTACCCAATACATTTTACGGTGACATAAAATTTCACACCTTGCGTGGAAGAACCCTGGTTCATCGGGATTTTCTTTTTGTTTTTCAAGAGTAACTTTTTGTTGCCACCTTATTACTCTTTTCCTATGAGATATGATCTGCTTTTTGTATTTGAAATCCCCCAACTCACTCACCACAAGTTTATACTTATTTGGGTGACCTATATGATCTAAGTAGTCGAAATACTTCTTTAGTTTGGGGTAACCATCCTTATCGCAATAGATTACTGCAGGGCAGCCAAAATTGTAAATGTTTTGGAAGGATGAAAAATAGTATTGTTCACGCCAACACCGTCCTCCTAGTTCACCTTCTCGATCTCCATAATAGATTGCAGTAACTAACGTTGTACTCATGAGATTATATGTTATACTATTTACAGTGTCTGATATAGAATTCAAACAATCAAAAATCTGTTGTATATCTGATATTCATTTAGGGGTCCATCAAAATAATAGTAGTTGGCACAAAATACTTTTAGATTGGGCACATTGGCTTAATCTACAGCTGGAAAAAAATAAAATCCAAGATATTATGATCTGTGGGGATTTGTTTCATTATAGAGATGAAATAGCAGTTAACAGTCTTCACGTTGCTAATGAATTTTTTGATGTACTTCAACAGTATAATATTGTAATGATAACCGGAAATCATGACTGCTATTACAAAGATAACAGTTTAGTCAATTCATTATCTATCCTTAAAGGTAGACCCAACATAACCATTATTGATCAGTGTCACAGTACTACTATTTTTGATAAACATGTGACTTTTTGTCCGTGGGGTACAAAAATAAACGAAATAAAAATTAAAAGTGATATTATTTTTGGACATTTTGAACTTTTAAATTTTAAAATGAATAATTTTAAAGTGTGTGATCATGGTGACTCACCAGAAAAGATATTAGAAAAAGGAAACAAAGTCATTTCGGGTCACTTTCATTTACGGGATCGTCGCAAATATAAAAATGGAGAAATTTTATATCTAGGCAATCCTTTTGAAATGGATTTTGGTGATGCTGGTAGTACAAAAGGTTGGTATGAACTAAATTTTACAACTTTACAAACAACATTTCATCAAAACAATATATCACCTAAGCACATAAAGATACCGTTAAGCGATCTAATTAAACATGATGGAATAACAGACGAATTAAAGAACATAGTTAACGGTAATATAATAAAATTAGTTATTGATAAAAATATACAAGCAGATGACTTGGATATTATTATGGTGTGTTTGAATAATTTAAAACCCTTTTCTATTAACGTTGATTACGAAATTAATTTTAATAAGTTTTCTGTAGAAGGTGAAGTAGAATACGAATATTCGGGTGTCGACTATGAAACAGCTATCACCGATTTCGTTAGTATGTTAGATATTAACAATAAGAAAGACGTTATACAGTATACGATAGATTTATATAAATCATGCAAGGAATAGGTATAGTATTATTTACATTAGGTGGTAAAAACCTTAAAAGAGCATTACGCGGCTTAACAGACTATTTGGATAAAACTGTTGTGGTAAATGACGGTAAAGATGAGGTCGTCGACGAAGCTAAAATCATAAAATATATAAAACCAGTTTTTACTCAGTACCCATCATCTTGTTATAACATGGGTATTAGGGAACTTCTAAAGGACGATTCAATTGAACACATTTTCATAATGAATGACTCAATAGAAGTTATTGATGACACATTATTCCAAGATTATATTGATGTATCAAAGAAAACGAACTTAAAAGCTTTATATTTTTGTAGAGACGACGACGATCCAAGAGGTACTTTTAAAAATGAAAGACTTAAAATAGATGTTGGTATGGAACCCAATAAAATGACCTTAAACATGGGTACATCTGGCTCTTTAGTGTATCTTCATAAAGATATTTTCAAGAAAGTAGGTTTCTTTGATGAAAGATTTAGAGCTGCTGTTGAATGGTCTGATATGTGCTATAGAATTTCTCAAAAGAATCTTTCTACCCCATTTCTTTGGTTTCCACACCTTGAATCAGTACAATCTAAAATTATTGTTGCCGAAAATGACGAAATGTACAAAGACAATCTTGAGGATAGGATTATTAGAGGTATGAAGTTGTTTTATATGAAGTATAAGTGTCAGATTAGCGACCTAATAGACACATACTCTAAGAAAGACGTAATTCAAAAGCTTAAAAACAAAGCTAGATCTTCTTAGGAAATTAGTTATAATAATATTCAATGAAGCAAATCTTCTTCGAAGAAGTCTCTATTCAAAACTTTCTTTCTGTTGGTAACGAGCCAGTAAAAGTACAATTCAATTGTGGGTTTAACATCATTACTGGTTCTAATAAAGACAAAGAAGACAGACGTAACGGGGTAGGTAAAAGTACTATTGCAGATTCAATTAATTTCGCTATATTCGGATCGACTTTAAGAGAGCTAAAAAAGGAACTTATTCAAAACAACCTTACTAACGAAACTTGCTCTGTAACACTAGCATTTAAAGTAGTTACACCCCAAGGCTCAAATGATTATACCATTAATAGAACAATTTCACCTTCAAAATGTTACATATATAAAAATGAACAAGATATTACTAGAGATTCTATTATTAATACTAATGAATACATAAAAGATCTTATTAATTGTTCTGAAGATGTATTTCAAAACTGTGTTATAATGACAGTAAACAATACAATACCTTTTATGGCAAAGAAAAAGGTAGAAAAAAGAAAATTTATTGAGGGTATTTTTAATTTAGAGATTTTTAGTAATATGATTTCTAATCTTCGTAATGACTATAATGAAACAAAGAAAGATTTTGACATTGAATCTACTCGTTACGATGAAAACAATACAACACTTGAAAATTTTAAGAAACAAAAAGAAAATCTCCTAGAAGAAAGAAAGAAGAAGGTTACAAAATACAAAAATAGACAAGAAGACAATCAGCGAGCTCTTTTAGATATAAGAAGTAAATTAACTACCATCGAAAATGATGTTATAGAACAAAATGAGTTGTTAATAGAAAAGATTGAAAACAAAATACAAGAATTATCTGGTAAAAAAAGTAAGAGACATTCTGCTATTGGGGGTATTAAAGGGGTAATTTCACAAAGCCAAATTTTATTGTCTAAAATAGGTACTGATGAAGAAACATGCCCCACTTGTTTAAGGCAAATTGGTGAACATGACGCAGATCATATAAACAAGGAAAAAAATCTTATTGAAGAAAGTATTAATAAGTCTAATAATGAAATTAATGACATAAATGCAGAAATTGAATCTATAGTTGAAACAGAAAACAAACTAACTACAGGTATTCGTAATATCAGAACTAAAATAAAAGGCATAAACGACGAAATAGCTGATCAAAAAGTATTAAAACAACAAGCAAAGCAACTTTTAGAATGGCAATCACAACTTAAACTTGATATTAAAGAACTTAAATCAGGTGACGCTAATTTAGATAGTGTAATCGAGGACTACTTTAAGAAAGTAAAAGGTATAAAAGCTAAACTTGATACAGTAAAGAATAAAATCAATATGCTTGACGTTGTAAAGTATGTTGTTTCAGAAGAAGGTGTTAAATCATATATAGTTAAAAAGATACTCACTGTATTCAATCAAAAGCTTGCATACTATCTTAAAAAAATGGATAGTAATTGTATTTGTATTTTTAACGAATATTTCGAAGAACAAATTATAAATGAAAAAAATAAAATCTGTTCATATTTTAACTTTAGTGGAGCTGAACGAAAAAATATTGATTTGGCTTGCTTATTTGCATTTATGGACATAAGAAGGCTTCAAGGTGACGTTGCTTTTAATTTTAGTATGTATGATGAGCTCTTTGATAGTAGTTTAGATGAGAAAGGAGTCGATTTAGTTACTACTATATTAAGAGAACGAGTAGAAAAGTATAATGAATGTGTATATGTTATTAGTCATCGAAAAGAAAGTGTAAAAGCAGCAACAGGTGAAG